GTCTTACTATCTAATCAAGGCATCTGTTGACCTTGCTGAGGAAAAAGCTCCTTGCCCAATGGCTCCAGAAACTCAATACTTCCACGGCCGTATGCCAAATGATACATACAAAAAAGATGTAGATGAATTGGTAAAACATAAAGAGCGTATGCCATGGAAAGATTTGAGAGCTAAAGCCAAACAATTTGGTATTCGTAACTCAACATTAATGGCTTTAATGCCAGCTGAGACGTCAGCCCAGATCAGTAATAGTACTAATGGGATTGAACCGGTTCGATCATATATTACTATCAAGCAATCCAAAGATGGTATATTGAAGCAGGTTGTTCCGGAATATCGGAGACTTAAAAATAAGTATGATTTATTGTGGGATCAAAAGTCACCTGAAGGTTATCTAAGTATCATGGCAGTATTACAGAAGTATATTGACCAAGGTATTTCTGTCAATACTTCATATAATCCACAATTCTTTGAGGATGAAAAAATTCCTATGTCTGAAATGCTGAAGCACGTGATTCAGTTTTATAAGTATGGGGGTAAACAACTTTACTATTTCAATACATTTGATGGGGCTGGTGAAATGGAGGATGATGTTCCTCTAGCGCCTGGCGAAGTTGATGAAGAAGATTGCGACTCATGCACCATTTAGGAGATAAAAATGTCAGACAAAGAATTCCTACAAGAAATCAACAAACCATCAAGAACCTGTAAAAAGTGTAATGATGAATGTCATTGCGGAAACGAGTGCTCTTCTTGTTCGTGCAACAATTGCGATTGTACAATTCAAGAGGTAGTTTAATGCGTTATTCTGTTTTTGATAAAAAGAAAAGTGACCCCACCTCTGCTAAAGTGTTCCTCGATAACACTGTGAATGTTGCTCGATATGATAAGCAAAAGTATCCTCATTTTGAGAAGCTGACCGACAAACAGTTGGGCTTCTTCTGGAGACCAGAAGAAGTAGATGCTGTGCGTGATGCAAAAGACTTTAAGGCACTGTCTGACCACGAGCAACATATCTTTTCATCGAATCTGAAACGACAGATTCTGTTAGACAGTGTTCAAGGGAGGAGCCCAAATGTTGCATTCCTACCTATCATATCTCTCCCTGAGATTGAGACGTGGATTGAAACCTGGTCGTTCTTTGAAACTATTCACTCAAGGTCATACACTCACATTATTAGAAACGTTTATGCTGATCCCAGCGTTGTGTTCGACGAGATGCTCGACATTAAACCAATTGTTGCATGCTCGAATGAAATCTCAAAATACTATGACGATCTCATTGAATATTCTAGTTGGTATAATTTACTTGGTGAGGGTATTCATAGAGTTATACGAGCCAATACAACAGAACCTGAAGAAATTGATATATCAAGATTTGAGCTCAAGCGTAAGATTTGGAATTGTATTATGTCAGTTAATATATTGGAAGGTATCAGATTTTATGTTAGCTTTGCTTGTTCATGGGCGTTTGCTGAACTCAAAAAGATGGAAGGTAATGCAAAAATCATTAAGCTCATTGCCCGTGACGAAAATCTTCATCTCGCTTCCACTCAACATCTTCTCAAAACTCTTATCAAAGATGATAAAGATTTTGCCAAAATAGCAAAACAAGAACATGATAATAATGTTCAAATGTTTGTCGAGGCAATAGACCAAGAGAAGGAATGGGCTGACTATCTGTTTAAAGATGGTTCGATGATTGGTCTCAATGCCAAGCTGCTATCAGATTATATTGAATGGATTGGTCATAAACGTATGCTGTCTGTACAATTAACATCACCTTACAAAGGTGGTTCAAATCCTCTTCCTTGGACACAAAAATGGATCCAAGGACAAGATGTACAGGTAGCACCACAAGAAACTGAAATCACTTCATACGTGATTGGCGGCGTGAAGAAGGATTTAAACGGAACTACATTTGAAGGATTATCGCTCTAATGGGTGAATATGCATGCTTGAACTGTAATTTAGAATTTGATATTGACATTATAAGTGTTGAATACAATTTGTATAAAGTCAACTATTGTCCTAACTGTGGTACACCAATTGACGGTGATATTGAATACGAATAAATAAAACATGGATTATGAAAACCCGTGGTTATTTCAAGGCTTAGAATTTACATCAGAGATGATACAAGACTATCAAGGTTTTGTTTATCTTTTGGAGAATACTAACAATGGCAAGAAGTACATTGGAAAGAAGTTCTTTATCAAGCCTAAAGTCCTCCCTAAAACTAAAACAAGAAAACGTAAAGTCAGAACAACTATCGAATCAGACTGGAAGACCTATTACGGATCTAGCAAAGAGCTCCTCGATGATATTGCCTCCGGGGACGGTAGAGGAGAGATGGGAATTGTTAGATCAATATTACATCTCTGTAAGACAAAAGGTGAATGCTCTTATTACGAAATAAAAGAGCAATTAGCTGTTGATGCATTATTGAAAGAAGAGTATTATAATAGTTATGTCGGGTGTAAAATACATAGACGACATTTAATTTGAAGGTGATTAAATTATGAAGATTGAGTTTGGCGCTGGTGAAACACCAGCTCATCCGGATTATAAGAAATGTGATGTGAGAGATGTTCCTGGTATTGATTTTGTTTGCGATGCATGGGATATTGATAAGCATGTAGAGCTCAATACAGTAGATAACATTTTCTCAAGACATTTCTTCGAACATCTAACATTTGCTCAAGGTAGAGCCTATCTTGAATCTTGTCATAAGATTCTGAAGCCCGGTGGATGTTTTGAGATGATCATTCCTAATTTTGTATGGCATGTTCGTCAATGGTTGACGGAAGAAAATGTAATGGGCTTTGATGTTGATGATCCATTCCAACGAGGAATGGATGGATTGTGGGGTAAACAACGTGGATCGGTTAGTGAAGTTTGGGATGTTCATAAGGCTGGCTATAAACAATGGCAAATTGTTAGTCTTCTTGAAAGTTTTGGCTATAAAGATATTGATTGGCCTGAGACTAAAGTCAAAGAGTGGCATGTTAGGGCTTGGAAATAGCATGGGGACCACATGGCAGTTCGAGAAGACGTTTACAGTAGAGGATACGAAACGTCATTGTGATTACAATGGTGAGTTCAATCCTGTTCATTGGGACCTCCCATATGTAAAGAAGTTTACTAAGTTTAATGAGATTATTGTTCCTGGGATGATGATCCAAAATTGCTTCGTACACATCCCTGATGATTATCTTGCATCTGTAGAAATAGGTATGGTTCCAGTTCTTCGAGATGTTAAGGTCACGTTCACAGGTACAGCATTTATTGATAGACCTGTAACATTTGAAGCAGAAGTTATAAAAGAACGTGTTGGAAAAATAAGTGTTGTGGAGTATACTGTAAAGGCATCTCAAGATGACAAACCCGTAGCAGAAGGGACGGTTAAGATTATGGTAACAGGCTCATGGTAAAACTAACTATCACAAATGACAGTGACTTTGTAAAAGAAGGCGAAGTCCCAGAACATCTAGGGGGACATCAAGGTCGTTCTCATACTGATGAAGGAACATTGGATTATTTAATTGATACATTCAACATTACAAGTATGGTTGATATTGGTCAAGGTCCTGGAGGTATGGTTCAGCTTGCAAGACAGAAAGGTCTAGAAGCAATTGGGATTGACGGTGATCCAACTGTTGAATGTGATCTCAGACATGACTTCACAACTGGTCCATTGAAGATTGGTGATCCATTTGACTTGGCATGGTCAGTAGAATTCCTTGAGCATGTGAATGAAGAATACCTTCCAAACTTTATGGAGACATTTCGTTGTGCTAAGTATGTGTTTGTTACTGGAGCTAAGCCAGGCGAACCAGGGCATCATCATGTAAACTGTCAACCAGCAGCATATTGGATTAGTGCCTTTGCTGCTTATGGATATGTGTTTGATTTGTTAACAACTACAACGATCCGTGAAGAAATAACTACAATGAACATAGACAGAGATATTAAAAAGCAGTTTGTCAAGCGTAATGGATTGTTCTTTATTCGTGAGGACTTGTTAGCACTATGAAAATTCTTATTATGGGACTACCGGGTGCCGGTAAAACTTGGTTAGCAGAAAGACTTACAAAGCATGTTGATAATTGTGCATGGTATAATGCAGATGTTATTCGAGGTGCTGCTAATGACTGGGACTTTACAGGCGAGGGTCGTATACGTCAAGCGCAACGAATGAAGACATTTGCTGACTTTGAGACTATGCATGGGCGTAATGTTATTTGTGACTTTGTAGCTCCTGTTAAACAAGCACGTGAAGACTTTGCTGCTGATATAGTCATATGGATTGATACAATAACAGAAGGTCGTTTCGAAGATACTAATAAGATATTCGAGCAGCCAGAGAATGCTGACTTTCATGTAACAGAACATTTGTCTGATGGTGATATTGCTGCTCTTGCAAAGGAGATTATAGATGCTCGATGAGTTTGATATAGTATTTGATTGGAAGAAGCCAACAGTAGAAATGCTTGGCAGGTGGCAACCTTGGCATGATGGTCACACAGAGCTGTTCAAACGTTGTCATGCAAAGACCGGTCAGGTTGCAATCATGGTTCGTGATGTGCAAGGTGCCAGTGGTGGTGATGGTCAAGATGATAATCCATTTGTATTTGAAGATGTAAAAAAGAATATCATTGAAGGACTTGATTTTCACGGATTTGTTAAGGAAAGAGATTACACAATCATGTTGGTTCCCAATATTGTAGATATTAGTTATGGTCGTGGTGTTGGTTATACATTCACTGAACATGATCTTGGTAAAGAAGTTCATTCAATTAGTGCAACTAAGATCCGAGCTAAGATGCGTGAGAAAGGTAAGCTATTTCAATGATTAGATTGTTTATTGGTTCGTCTTCTAATGGCGAAGATGCTACTATTGAAGCAGCTTACCTTCATTCTATTGAGAAACATGCTAGCGCTGATGTTCAGCTTACCTTTATGCGACAAACTAATAATCCATCATCATTCTGGCATGGATGGAATACTGATACATGGCCAACACCATTCTCTGGATTCCGATGGGGTATTGCTGAGTATTGTGGCTTCGAAGGAAGGGCCATTTATACTGATTGTGATATGATTAACTATCGTGACATGCAAGAGCTGATGGATATAGATATGGAAGGCAAACCCCTAGCAGCTCGTAAGGGTACAAGGTTTGGTGGACATGAGTTTTGTGTAACGGTCATTGACTGTGCAGCATTTAGAGAGTATGCGATTCCGGTTCAACGTGCAAAGAAGATGTCTGAAACACATCAACGTATGATTCGTAAATTTAGTGGCAACGATGATTTGGTTAAGGAATTAGATCCTCGTTGGAATTGTTTAGATGGAGAAGATTATGACCTCAATGAAATTTACCAATTGCATTTCACAAATATGGCAACACAGCCTTGGGCTCCAGGATGGTTCACAGGAGAACCACTACAGCACCCAAGAGAAGATGTTGTCGCAGAATACGAACGGGCATTGGAAGAAGCTCGGGGAAACGGATATAATCCAGAAGATCTTATCCCATCAGTACCTTTCGGAT